AGAAATTGGAGATATTGATTTATCTGAATATTCAAAAACTACTGATATTAATATTAAAATTAATAAAATTAAAGATAATATAAATTCATCTAATTATGTTTCAATTCCATATTTAAATGAAAAATTACAAGATTTAGAAATTGGAGATATTGATTTATCTGAATATTCAAAAACTACTGATATTAATATTAAAATTAATAAAATTAAAGATAATATAAATTCATCTAATTATGTTTCAATTCCATATTTAAATGAAAAATTAGAACAAGATTTAAATTTATCTAATTATGTTTCTATTTCATATTTAAATGAGAAATTACAAGATTTAGCAATTGGAGATATTGATTTATCTAAATATTCTAAAACTACTGATATTAATATAAAATTTAATCAAATTAAAGATAATATTAATTCATGTAATTATGTTTCAATTCCATATTTAAATGAAAAATTAGAACAAGATTTAAATTTATCTAATTATGTTTCTATTCCATATTTAAATGAGAAATTACAAGATTTAGCAATTGGAGATATTGATTTATCTAAATATTCTAAAACTACTGATATTAATATAAAATTTAATCAAATTGAAGATGACATTGGAGATATTAGTAGACATTTTATATTAACAACTTCTAAATTTAATGAAGAATTAAATAATATTAATATTGATAATTTACTTAATTTATCAAATATATTAATTAATAAAATATATGAATTAAATAGTAATTTATTAAATATTGAAAATATAAATTTAAATGATTATTTAACTATAAATAATTTTAATATATCTTCAAATATTTTAAAAACTTCAATAAATAAAATTGAAAATAGAATTGAAAATAATTTATTAAATTATTCAACTTTATCAAATTTAAATAATTTATCAAATATATTTAATTATAAATTAAATAATTTAAATATATTAGATGATATTGATTTATCAAATTATATAAATAATAATGATTTACAAAATTTATCAAATTCTTTAATTAATAAAATAAATAATATTGATTTATTTGATTATATTAAGTCTTCAAATTTAAATATTATAATTGATAAAATTTATGATAGTATTTTAAATAATTCAAATCAATTAGATAATAAAATACATATATTAAATGATAAAATAAATTTAAATATAAATATATTAAATTCAAAAATAGATTCAAATGTAAATATATTAGATACAAAAATTAATGAAAATAAAAATATATTTGATAATAAATTTAATATATTAAATGAACATATTAATTATAATTCAAATCAATTTAATAATAAAAATTATATTTATACTACTTCATTTTTAGATAATGATTTTGAATTTAATAATTCTAAAATTGAAATTAATAAAAATAATTATTATACTAAAGATAATATTAATACTATTATTGGTAATTTTGAAGATAATTCTATTAAAGAATATATTGATGGTATATCTTTAGGATTAGATATTAAAAAACCAGCTAAATATGCTACTACTACTAATATTAATTTACAAGGATTATTAATTATTGATAATTTTCAAATAGAAATAGATAATAGAATTTTAGTTAAAAATCAAAATGATAAAAGACAAAATGGAATATATTTATCTAAATCAGAATCATGGATAAGAACTTCTGATTTTAATAATTCTGATAATATAAAAACTGGTTCTTTTATATTTATAGAAAATGGATTAAATAATGAAAATAGTAGTTGGGTTTTATCTACTAATGGTATTATTAATATTGGACAAAATGATATAGAATTTATAAAATTTAATACTCCAGGTAATTTAAATGCAATTAATGGATTAAAAAAAGTTGGTAATGATATTATGATTGATAAAATAAGTAATGATATGTTAGAAATTATTAATACACCTAATAAAATATTTGGAAATTCAATACAATTAAAAGAAAATAATGTAATTAAAAATAATAATGGTTTATATATTGATATTGATAATTTAAGTATTGAAAATAAAAATAATAAATTATCAATTAAAGAAAATGGAATAACAAATAATATGTTAAATGGTAATATATCTAATGATAAATTAGATATTATAAATACACCTAATAAAATTATTGATAAATCTATATCATTATCATTTAATGATACATTTGATAATAGTAATGGATTAAAAATTAAAAATAAAGGTATTACAAATGATATGTTAAATGGTAATATTGATGATAATAAATTAAATACTATTATTACACCTAATAAAATATTTGGTTCATCAATACAATTATTATCAAATAATGCTTTAGAAAATAGTAATGGATTAAAAATTAAAAATAAAGGAATTACAAATGATATGTTAAATGGTAATATTGATGATAATAAATTAAATACGATTATTACACCTAATAAAATATTTGGTTCATCAATACAATTATTATCAAATAATGCTTTAGAAAATAGTAATGGATTAAAAATTAAAAATAAAGGTATTACAAATGATATGTTAAATGGTAATATTACATATAATAAATTAAATATATCAGATATTGATTTTAAAAATGATAATGGCACTATTTTTATTAATTCTAATAATTATTATAATATTCCTAAAATTGATAATTTATTAAATCAACATGATAATGAAAATAATAATAAATTTAATAAAATTGAAAATGATATTGATTATTTATTAAGTGAAGATAAATTATTATGGAATAATATTGAAAATAAAGAACAAATATATTATAAAGGTGATATTGTTATAGATAATGATATTATATTAACTGGTAATTTAGAAGAAAATTATTTAACATCTAATATTAATATTGATTATAATTCTATTACTAATTTAGCTGTTGGATATGGTAAAAGAAATACTTCTTTTAATAATTCATTAAAAACTATTAATAATAGAAAAGATTTATTTTCATCTAAATCAATATTAATTGATGGTAATATTTATATTAATAGTAATGTTAGTATTAATTATAATTCTAATGTTCAAATTATTAAATATAAAGAACAAAATGATAAAATAGAAGATATTATTTTGGGTAATATAGATTGGTCTAATATTAATAGTAATGTATTATATACAAATAAAAAATTATGGATTTATGGTAATTTAATTGCATCTGGAAAAATTTATAATAATTATAAAACACCTAATAATTTATTATTAAAAGTACCTAATATTGATATTACCAATATTGAAGAAGTTAATATAAAAAATAAAGTTAAAATTAATAATGATAAAATAGTATTAAAAAATAATTCATTAGAAATTGAAAATATTGATACATTTTTTAATACGAAAAATATATATTTTGATGGTGAAATAAATTTTCATAATAAACATATTCATACTTTAAAAGAAATATATGAACATTCTGTTGTTTATAATGCTTCTGAATTAATGCAAAAAAGAACTGCATTTACTGGACAAATACCTATTACTTATGGTAGTAAACATTCTGTTGGTTATAATATTATTTGGACTTCTAATCCAACTGTTTATGATATATTTAAAATTTCAGGTGATATCTTTTTAGCTGATACTAATAAAACTAATGGATTTAGAATTATTAGTAGTTTTATTTTAACAATTAATCCTATTGATGATGGTGATAAATATCCAGGATTAGATGTTATGTTAGATTCACAAGATAGTTATAATTTAGGATTTCTTAAAAAAATTATTGAAATTAGTGTTGAAAGAATTTCTTCAAAACATATTAAACTTTCTATGAATTGGGAAACACATAATAATTATAAAGAATTATATTATGCTAATTTTGATATAGTTGCAGTTCTTCCTACAAAACTTGGAAAAAGAATGTTATTTACACCATATCATGATATATATAATAATGATAAAATTATTAGTTCGCCGTATCATTTAGAAAATCCATTTGTAATTAAAGATTTAATTGAAGATGATGATATTACTACATCCAATCTTTATTATCAAAATATTGATATTGCTAATTTAAAAATTATTGGAAAAGCTGGAGTAAATGATAGAAGTTCTTTAGTTGTATATAAAAATTCTATTGAAAATAATATTAATATTGCTGAATTTTGGGATAAACATTCTTATGATATTAATACTGATAAATGTCATCAATGTTTTGAATCACATTATTATCCATATTCAGAAGGAGTTGTTATTAGTAAATCTGGTATTACATCAATTGGTATTAGTGAATTAACTAAAGAATTTTCTACTATTACTGGTCATCCTAATTCTAATTTAGCACAATTAAATGTTTTAACCAGAGATAATACACGAAATAGAATCAAAATTTCTGGTAAAAAAAATAATAGAATTTCAGTTTTTGATAATAATGCTAATTTAATTATTGGTAATGAACTTAAATTTAATTCAAGAAATAATATTATTAATCCATTTATTCATGATTATGCTTTAGATGTTAATGGTCATACTTATTTAAATGGTACATTTTCTATTGAAAATAATAATATTATTAAATCTTTTTTTACTGTTAAAAATATTCTTGATTATTCTGCTAAAATTAATGATTTAGAATTTTATATTACATGGAATATTAATGAAAAAGACAGTTGTAATTTATATCAATTTATTGAATTAGATATTAGTTATTATATACATTCATTAGAAAATACAAATGTTAAAACGGGTATTAATAAATTTTCATTACTTATTAATACACTTAATAATACTATTAATAAACCTAATATGGAAACTTTTGCTGAATATGTATCACAAAAATCGTTAGGATTTATACCACCAAATATTACTTCTATTAGAGATGATTATAATAGTGTTAAAATTAATATTATTACTCAATATGATATTACTCCTGATAAAGATTCATATAAAACTTCTGCATATGCGAATATTACTGCTGTTGGTGATTCTATCTTTAATCAATTTATTATTTCTAATAAATTAGATTATTTTGGTATTATTGATTTACCATCTGTTAATTCTAATATTGATCTTATTTTAACTTCTGGAATTTACGAAATTGATTTATATTCTATTTTTAATATTACTGAAACTTTTAGAGCAAGTTTTCAAGTTATTGATAAAATTATTATTAATGATATACATTTTAATGGTAATAATTCTAATATTAATACTTATTTTGAAGATGATAAATTAAAAATTAAAACATATTCAAGAGGATTTGATTATAATTTTAAAATTAAAGTTCTTAATAGAAGAAATAAAATTATTGATATACCATTAAATTATAATATTATTGAAATTCCTTCTATTAAACCTATTATTAATATTCATACTATTCCAGATAATCAACCTATTATTGATAATAAATTAGATTTTATTTATCAATATTATGATTTATCTACATTTGATCAAAATATATATAATTGGGATTTAATTAAATATAAAATTAAATTTAATTCAAGATTTACAATTGATAGTGATACTGGTATTATTAATATTATTGGTTATCATACTGGACTACATCAAAATCTCAATATTGAAACATATTATCTTAATAATGAACAAAATTCATATATATTAATTGATAATACATTTACAATTAGATATAGGGAAATTAATAGAATCAAACTTAAATCACAATATATTAATTTACCATTTATTACTATTCCTTTTATGGCAAGAACCAGTTATACTATTCATAATTTATTTGATTATTATGAAAATAATTATGATTTTGATAAAATTAAACTTAAGTGTATTACATTAGATAATGATGGTAATGATATTATTTATATTATTAATAATCAAATTATATTTGAAGAAAGACATATGTTTTCTAAAATTAATAAACTTATCAATATTCAAGCACATTATTTTGATGAATATAATAATATTATACCATCTACTATTAATTTATCACTTAAATTTAAAATAGATAGATTTTCTACTTAATTAATATTAAATATGAATACAAATTATAATCAATTTAAAAATGAATTAAATAATAGATTTACTAAAAATTTAGATAAAATTGATAATCAACATGATAAAATTAAAGTTGATATTATTAAAAAAAAAGAAATATCAAGAAGTAAAAAAATTAAAATTAAACAAGAAATTTTAGTTTTAGATAGTGAAGATAGAGATAAAACTATTTATCCTTCACCTTCTGATTTTATTCTTAAAACTATTGAAGTATTTAAACATGTTGTTGCTGTTAGATTAATTAGAACTGAATATACTTATACTGATACTCAATTTGATTTAGTTTCTGTTAATAATCAAAATATTCCTTTTCAATTTTATAAACCTGTTCATGCTTTTATATATTTTAATGGTTATAATAAAATTAAAATTGCTAATAAATTAACTACACCTATTTTTTCACAAATTTCACCTGGTATTGAAAATTTACCTCCATGTAATGATAACATTAAATTAGATCCTTATGCTTATATTATTAATCCTATTGAAGAAAAACTTGATAGATTTGAAATTAAATTACTTAATAATAATGGACAAACTATTAATATTAATAATCCTGATAAAATTAGACTTATTTTAACATTTGCTATATATATTATTGTTTAATATTATTTACCATATAATAATAAATTTTCATAATCATTATTTATTAATAAATCTTCATTTTTAATTTTATAAGATTTTTTAAATGGAAAACAATTACACATAATTTAAATTATTAATATAAATTTTTTTTAATTTCTAATTTTATTTTTGATTTTTAATTTTTATTTTTTACTTTTTTTATGAACTTTATTCAGACATTTTTTATTTTAATTATTGATAAAATTTTGCATCGATCATTTAATAATTATTTTCTGATAAATATAACATTTCATATGATCATAATTTTTCTGTTAAACTTACAAAAATATTTATAAATGATCACAAAAGTATAATTTATCAATAAAATTATGATCATAATTATTCTGTTAAACTTACAAAAATATTTACAAATGATCACGAAAGTATAATTTATCAATAAAATTATGATCATATTAAAAGTTATATTTATCAGAAAATATTTATAAATGATCACAAAAGTATAATTTATCAATAAAATTATGATCATATTAAAAGTTATATTTATCAGAAAATATTTATAAATGATCACAAAAGTATAATTTATCAATAAAATTATGATCATATTAAAAGTTATATTTATCAGAAAATATTTATAAATGATCACAAAAGTATAATTTATCAATAAAATTATGATCATA